GAAGAGATAAGGATAGAAAACCCACTTTTAGAAGTCATTGTAAAGCGTGTATTAATATTCAAGCAAGCATAAGAGGTCAAAGAGATGATGTTAAACTTAAACAAAAAGAGTGTAGCAGGCAGTATTATGACAATAATCGAGATAAAATAAGAAAATCAGTTAGAGAATATAAAAGAATATCTAGGCAAAATACTGAAATAAGACTAAGAGATAATTTAAGAACCAGACTAACAAGTGCTATACGTCAAGACATCAAGGCCGGCTCTGCAGTCGCAGATCTTGGCTGCTCTATTGAATTTCTTAAAAAATACTTAGAAGGTCAATTTCAAGAAGGTATGACCTGGGATAATTGGAGTCCAAATGGTTGGCATATAGATCATATAATGGGATTAGCCTCTTTCAATCTGTCAAATATTGAAGAGTTTAAAAAAGCATGTCATTATACAAATCTGCAACCACTGTGGGCTAAAGAAAATAGAGTAAAACAATGACCAATCCCACTCTTGAATTAAATGGACTAAGAGATAGTCTACTTGCTCAAGCTCGTAGTGATGCCGGTTTTATTGGCAGTGTTGTGGTGAATCTACGTCAGGCATTGATAATTAAAAACAAGAGTGCTGATCGGATTGATGAGATCGTGTATCAAGCTGAACATGATCTTAACATTGCGATAGTAGATATCGTGACAGACAATCTACAACAAGTACAACAGCTTGCAATAGAATATGGCATTGATGATTTTGTAGAGAATGTGCACATACAAGCGAATGGTGGTAGTTTTGATATTGCTATTACAGGTGGTAAGACAGACTTCTCAACACCTGCGGTTGAGATGTTACCGAGCTTACTAAGGGCTGGCAAGACATCTAAAGACGGTAGTGTTTATAGGGTTATTCCACTACCTACTGTTCGTGAGTATAAAACCAGAAGTCTTTCTAATGTAGACGCAATGCAATCAAGAGCTGCTGAGGTAAAGAAGGAACGCATAGACCATAATAGAAGTCTAGATGCTGGTCGAATGGCTAGAAATTTAGCAGCAAGCGCACCTAGAGCTCAAATGAACGTAGAGATAACACCAGCTGTAGGCAAGGAGTTCAGGACTGCTACAAGTAAGCAGGACCAGACGACTCAATGGGTAAGACCAGCAAGGGACATTAATATTACTAATGAACTAATGGACATTAACTCCAGAATGGATGCACAGATTCGTAATGTTACACAATCAATAATTCATAGGTACGGAGGATAATATGGGCTTTCTTATCCCACAAGTAAGTGTCCAGCGCATGATCCAAGAAGGACTTGCTGACTTGAAGAATAATCCAGCTCAATTGGATAATATCTTTGATTTATATCTACACGACAGCATGGTGAACGATTATGGTCAGACCTACATCGACCAAATCAAGACGTGGTTCGCTAAAACACGCATACCAGTAGTGCAGGCATGGTCTTTTAATAAGACCCGCGTGCCTGGTATTAGCATACACCTGGCTCAGGAAATGGAAGATGAAACTAAATCTGCCATTAATGACTATGGCTTTAGTGAAGACGGTAGCGAGGGCGGTGTGAATGTATTTACCGTTAATTTAGATATAGGCATCCATGCATCTAAAACCGGTGATGAAGTGCTGTGGCTGTATTATATTATAAGCTATTGTTTATTTACACAAAAACGTCTCGCTGAGAGTATGGGTATACACCTACAGACGTTTAATGGCACAGATTACGGTAGGGCTTTAGAAAAGCTACCTGACAATATATGGACAAGGTGGATACGTTTCAGATGTACTGTTAACAACCAGTGGATCGCACAAGAAGCTAATGACCCATTTGATCAAGTTAATAGCGACGTTGATGTCCAGAGTGGCTAATATGATAATATTAATGATATACATGATGTTATAGCTTCGATTCGAGACGAATCACAAGAGCCAAATCGACATAAGGAGATACCATGGTTAGGAAAAAGAAAAGTGCAAAAGAGTTGGCTTTAGCTAAGGAGATCAAGAAGATGGAAGTGGCTGCTAAAGAGGAAGCTGTAAGACTAGCCCCTAAATCGAAGGTGGAGCCAGTTGCTGAGAGTATCAGTTTTGATATTTGGTGGATGGGATTCATTCGTAAAGTAAAAATTAGACCTTCATATAAATCAATAGTGATTGCTGATTTTGCAGCACGTGGATTATCGATGAGTGAGAAGGAGGAAGATTTCAACAAGGCGATAGAGTCGTTTGGGTTCAAGCTGTAGTGATAGGTGTGCTTCATACACTTCTGCATAACTAGTATATACTAAACATATAGATGTAAATAATATTAAATGGATGTATGAGTCTATATTTAAATTATTAAATGGAACAAGTATACTTTCAGCTAAGCAATGGTGTTATAATAGAGATTAAAGGGTATTGGCGCGGTGATTCTAAAGAAAAGTGGAATTTGTTTTGTTCTGAATATCTGGAAATAAAGAAGCAAGTGTTAATGAAAAAAGATTCACAACAATTAGGTATCTTACAAAGGAGACGCAAGTGGCTATAAATGTTAGCTTTAACGGGGCAACCATATACAAACCGGGTTCGTACTCTAAGACTACAGTCGATTTAGGTGGAGGTCTTCCACTTGGTCCTGCGGGTCTTATTGCTGTATTTGGAGAAGCCGATGCAGGTACTCCAGGTGCTAATGAGGTAAATATCGCCAACAATCGATACTCAGCCGCACAGATCGTAACTATCCGAAACAAGTATAAATCAGGTCCAATTGTTGATAGTGCAAACTTTTTGTTTGCCCCCGCATCAGATGCAGCTATCCCAAGTGGAGCAAATACTGTTTGGTTCTATAAAACAAATGCCTCTATAAGAGCAAATGTTTCCATGGACGCTTCAGGGTACACTGGGGAATATGATACTCTTTTAGCAAAAGCACGAGAATGGGGAACAGGCGGAAACAGAGTGAGTTACAAATCAGTACTCACATCTGAAACTGTCGCATCTACCACAGGGGCTGCTCTAGATCTTGCCGCTACTCAAATCGTAATCGGCACAGACTTTCAAGTAGCATCTAATGGAGTCGGTACAGCAGACACTGTGGAATACAATACATTTACTGCACAAGTGGCCTCAGCCACTGTTGTGGCTTTACAGGGTGATCTAGATGACGATAGCTCTTGGTCAGGTGCAACTAAACCTCTAGGTGTGACTTTCACCGTGGGTGGGACAGATGCAGCCGCAACAATCACAGTCGCTAGATTGGCAGACGCTGATACTTTTAAATTAGGTTATGGTAGAAACTTCGAGTTAATTGAATCAACACCAGGCGATCTGACACTGCTTGGTCTTACAGCTGGGCAATCAGATGCCCAGGTAGAACCTTCCTGTGCACTTACTCTATATAATGCACGTGATTTAATAACTGAAGAAGATACATCCATTGGTGGTAATTCGGTTATTCAATTTGGTAGAGGCACTGGTGACGGTCAACATTAGCGAATACTCTACACTTAGAGAGATAGCTGACAACATCAACACTTTAGCCGAGTGGACATGTTCTGTCACCAATGCAGCATACAACAACTTAGCGCCATCAGTGCTTGATAGAGTTACTGATCTTCCTTGCCTATCTACTGCAGGCAACACTCCAGCACAGGTCAAAAAGGATGCTGACGAAGTTGCTGAATTCTTCTCTCTCAGCTCTTTGGCTGAGATTGGAACATCTACCACACAGCAAGATCCTACTTTGGGACTTCCACCAGCAAACATTGAAGTCTTTATGACTGGCGGCGCTAAAGGTGAAACAACTACGGCATCAATCTTAGCAGCTCTTGTTGCATTTGAGAAATTCCACGTGAATTCAGTCATTCCTTTATTCTCTAGGGATGCAATTGGTGGAGATATCACTGACGAATTAACAGATGGCAGTTCTACTTACACAATTGATGGCATCAACCAGGCTGTTAAGACACACATCTCTACAATGAAAACAACTCTTAGACGTTCAGAGCGACAAGGATACATCTCTAAGAAGACATCTGAAGCAGATTCTTACGCATACGCACAAGGACTTGCTGATCAGAGACTGCAGCTAATGATTCAAGATGTGCGAACAGTTGATGGTCTTGGGAATATTAAATGGTTCCAACCCTATGCTTTAGCATGTATGGTTGCAGGAGCCCGAGCTGGTAGTCCGGTGGGTACTCCATTAACATTTAAGAATCTTAATGTTGCAGGTATTCGACATACATCACAAGCAATGACCACAGCTGATGCAGACATTGTAACTGAATTTGATCCGGATCTGGATGGCGATCAGGGTATTCAGTCAGGTATCACATTCCTAGAGGCACCGACAACTGGCGGTTTCAGGATTGTCGTTGATAACACCACATACAGCAAAGACACAAACTTTGTTTACAATCGTGGTAATGTCATGTACGCCGCAGACACAGTTGCTTATAATCTGAGGGTAAATCTTGAATCTCAGTTTGTTGGGCAGAAGAACACTATCACAGCAGCAACAGTCGCATCTGCGGTTGAAGCTCAAATGTCTAATTTCTTAGCTCAAGGGATAATCGTTTCCTCAGATGATGCTCCGAACGGATTTAAGAATCTTACAGTTGCTCTTGAAGGCAATACAATTAATGTTGGCGTGGTTGTTAAGATAGTTGAAGGCATTGACTTTATCCTTAGCGATATCTCAATCCAACGAGTGCAATCTGCAGTCTAATTAGAATAAACTTCTAACTCACACTAGCCCAGGCAAAAATCGCCTGGGCTTTTTATTACCTACAGTTTAGCTTTTCTTATATTATAATACTAAGGTGGACCATATTGGTTCAAGTGTCAATGTAACCGGCAGCTGACTGCCAAACTATGAAAAGGGTCTATATTATGGCTGAAAAGAAAGCAGGTTTCATCACAGGAGCCAATGCGAAAATCATGATCGACAGTAGCACTATTGCGTATGCAACAAATGTCAGTTATGACATCAATGTTCAAACTGTTCCTATTGAAGGAATTGGTCGATATGAGGTATGGTCCAATGAGCCCGTATCCTATTCGTGTAGCGGTTCCTTATCTATCATCAGATATACAAAGCGCGCCAGTACTTCTAAAATTTCCAAGGTGGACGCTAAAGGAAATACAATTGACCAAGTAGAAGCTGGGAGTGGCAATTTGGCTCAACACCTTGATCCTTCAAGTCTCCTTTTATCTGAAACTTTTGATCTTAAGATCTTTGAAAAGACAAGCGATGATAAGCTTGAGTATCGTGTTATCGAAATGAAAGACTGTCGATTGACCCGTAGAGCCGGTAACTTGGACAAACGTGGCGTATTGATGGATCAA